TGGCATCGCGTCAGGACACCTCGCCCAAAGATCTTCAGAAAAGGCAACCTGCTCATTGGATCGGAGAATTCCCAAAGAGTCTCAGACATCGTGGAGTACAATCTGGACCTGCCAGAGGACAGCGGCAAGTCGCCCGGTGGATATCTTGGCTCGGCCTTCATCCCAGCGCTCAGAGCCTGCCTGAGGGAACATGGCGGCCTGAAAGATGAGCAGATGGAAGCGGTGATTATGATCGGCTACAAAGGTTGCCTATTCATTGTAGGTGAGGACTTTACCCTGTCCGAGATAGCCACTCCCTATGAGGCGATTGGCGCGGGTGCCAAGTATGCGCTTGGGTACCTATATGCAATGGAAAAGACTTGTCTCTCTCCTGAAAAGCTGATCGAGGGGGCGCTGGGGTGTGCGGAGTATTGGTGCGCAGGAGTACGTGGACCGTTTAATATTTTGGAGATGTGAAATATGGAAATGCTATATGTCATCTATGGAATCTTTTATGGATTGCTTCTATTGCTTGTGATTTATGAGCAGTTGGCGGGAGATGAGTTTGTTTGGTGACGAAGACATGACCTATGCAATCAAGATCTACAACCACAAAGGCAACGACTTCAACTCAGGCGCTTTGGGGTCTGGGGAAAACATTTGATCAAAGCGGGTTGGATCAATGGGCCTAATACATCAACATCTTTGATTCTTTTTTGGGAGATGGGAGGGGCGAAGCGTTTGTGGAGGGGAAGATTAAAATAGGTTGACTTAGTAATAATTACGCATGGCCGTCAAAAAACTATTATTGGCGTTCTCGGATAGCGATTTCAACGCTATGAAAGAACGGAAAGGTGCGCGCACCTGGGAAGAGTTCGTTTTGGAAGCGGTTTTGAAAATGGAGAAAAGCCCTTTGGCGAGGGCTTAAGGAGAGATTCAGATGCTAGAGAATAATGATAAGCCTAATGGTATATATGCGTTTTCATTGCCTGATGGGCTGCCTGCCAGATTCACATGCTGTATTTGCGGCGGTCCCGCTATCAGTGAGATTGAAATCTACGATGAGATAGTATGCGATTGCTGTTATTCCAAAACTGATCATATAAGAGAGGAAGCGGATAACCAGCATTGCTGTGATAAAATGTGTTCTCATCTGACAGATTTTACATTTGAATGCAATGGACAATGCACGAGGTGCATTGTATGAGAGATATCCAAGGCCAGGGACCACAAACCACCGAAAAACAATATGCTTTGGAGAAGGTTTTAGGGCAATGGTTGGGAATAATTAACCGTATCAAAATTAAGGCGCAGGACCCGACCAGTAAATACAGCGCGTCACTGCGAGAAATAGCGCTTAGAGACGTTCTTTATGTAGACATGAATGCTGGAAGCGGCTGGAACGAAAAGGCAAATTGCATAGGGTCGCCACTGTTATTCTTACAGGAAGCGAATGAGTACGATTTCGGACTAGATATAAATTTCATCGAGAAGAAAGCAGACCGGGCAACAGAACTTTATCGCAGGCTTCGCGAAGAATGCCCATATGAAAAACTACTTCCAATGTGTAGCATAAGGACCGGAGACAACCACGAGATCCTGCCAACCATAATAGATCTTGGTTTGAGATATGGGCTTGTTTACTGTGATCCGGATGGGCCGGAAAACCTGCAATTCGAGGAATTGGCGAAGATTAGCAGAACCCCAAATTTTAGATTCGTGGATATACTGATAAGAATATCTGGAACTGCATACAAGAGAGTCAAAAATGGTTTAAATGGCCTCGGAGAAAAGAAAGACCAAAAGCATCTGATAGGGAAATATCCAAACCTAAAGGTTGCTCTACAACCTATCAAAAAGACCAAATGGTTTATCAGAGAGATCCGAGATCCAGACCCAGCACAATGGACCTTCTTATTTGGCACGAATTGGCCGGATTACAAAGCAATGGGCAACGAAGGATTCTATGATATAACATCGTCTCGGGGAACGGCCACGTTTAATCGGGTGGCATTCACGGTTCCAGAACTTAACGACTTCGGGAAGTCAAAGAAGGCCACCACATGCGATTCGACGTAATATATGAACCACGGGGCCCTGCCAAAGAGTATTCCGCGTGGGCTTGCAATATCGTGAAAAGCGGCCAACGGGGGGAAGGTCCCAAGAGCTGTTCGCATGGCTGTCTCTATTGCTATAATCCGCCAGGAACGCAAGAGGGGCCGGTCCTGAAGGATAATGTTCTGGAAAGGCTGAAGACCGATCTGAAGAAGCTAAAAGGCATCATAAAGCCAAATGAAAGGGTAGAATTTACATTTGTTGGGGATCTTTATGATCCCACCCTTCCCGATTATGTAGCTGTGAATTGCCTGAGAGCGTGCAAAGAAGCTGGAATTCCCTTCCAGGTGTTGACCAAGAACGGGAAGAACGCACGCGCGGATTTTGGCCTTTATGGACCGGATGACCTATTCGGCGTGACGCTGACCTGCGACAACGATTTCGATTCTCTGAAGTGGGAGCCGGGCGCGTCTCTGTGGTCAGATCGCATAGAGGCATTGCGAGAAGCACATGTGCGCGGCATAAAGACTTGGGTGAGCTTTGAGCCGGTGGTAGACCCGAAGCAGACTCTTTGTCTTATCGAATTGGTGGCACCGTTCGCCGATAAGATCAAAGTCGGAAAGATGAATAGCAAGAATAATCAGCCGTGGCATTCGGACGAGATCAAGAAAATAAGTCAGGAGACGGATTGGGCGGCATTTGCCGAAGATGCTGTCAAGTTATTGAAATCGCTTGGCAAAGAATTTTATATAAAAGATGATTTGAGAAAATTTATTGTCGACGAATATAAATCATCGACATCCACTAGACAAGAACTAAGACGAGCGGCGCTCGATTATGCGAAACGCGGCTGGAAAGTGGTCCCACTTTACAATAATCTCTCGGATAGATCGTGTGGCTGTGGTAATGCCGATTGCAATGGAAATTCGCGTGGCAAGCACCCGAGGCTCAAAGAATGGCAAAACAAAGCATCTGATGATCCCAAAAAAATAGAATATTGGTGGGGGATGTGGCCGCAATCAAACGTGGGGGTAATGTGTGGGCAAGACACCGGATTCATGGTTGTGGATGTCGATCCGGGGTCGGAAGAAAGCTTAAAGGGCCGGGAATGGCCTAAGACTCATAAGGTAAAAACAGGACGCGGCTATCACTATCATTTTAAATGGCCGAAGTTGGATTTTGAACTCAAGAACAATGCTGGCATCCTTCCCGGGGTTGACATCAAGGTCGGACGCGGCCAGGCGGTGATGCCGCCGAGCACGCATTACAATGGCGGGAAATACGAGTGGGAAGTGTCACCGGAAGAATGTGAATTGGCGGAAGCGCCCGCGTGGTTTGTGGAAATCCTAAAGGAAAAATATGCTCCTAAGAAAAGGCTGGAAGAGAATATCACGAAGCTCGATAAATCCAAAAAAAGCGCGATTAATGATCGTTATTGGCAGAAGGCATTGGAAGAAGAGACCGGCGCGGTGGCGATGGCCAACGAAGGCGAACGAAATAATCAGCTAAACACGAGCGCGTTTAAACTGGCAGGAATCGTAGCCTCCGGCAATTTAGATGAATGGGATGTCAGAAAGCAACTGGAAAGAGCCGCGAGACGGGCCGGTCTCAATGAAACCGAAATCGAGAAAACATTAAACAGCGCGCTTGGCGCGGGAAAGGCGCACCCGAGAGATGACCCAAAGCCAGCGATTGAAGCCGAAACAAGACATGAACCGAAGATTAGCAATCCCGTTGTGGACGACGCCGAGACCAACCCATGCATCACGATGGGATCGAATCTCATCATAAATATAGAAGAAACCTTGGAAGCACTCAGGATTTTCAATAATCCGGTTACGATCTTTCAACGAGCAGGCGAATTGGTTCGGGTAAAGTCGATCGCCGAGGATCAATTCAAGATCGAGGAGATAAGCGATTACGCCCTACGAAATGAGATGGGACGAGCCGCAACCTTTGAGAAATTCGCCGGACCCAAGGCCGGATATATCGAATGCACGCCGTCAATGGATTTGGCACGAAGCATTCTCGCGCTCGGTGAATGGGATTTTCCAAGGATAACCGGCCTGACAAATGCGCCAGCCGTGCGGGCAGATGGCAGTCTTTTGATAGAACCAGGATATGACAAGGCGACGGGCCTGTATTACGTTCCTGATCAATCGTTGGAAGTTCCTGAGATCAAGTTGTCAAAAGAGGATGCCGAAGTCGCTGCAAAGCATATTCTCGATGAAGTGTTACATGATTTTCCGTTCATCGACGACGCGTCGAGGGCAAACATGCTAGCAGGATTTCTGACTCCGATCATTCGGCCCATGATTCGGGGGTGCGTGCCCATATTGCTTGTCGATAAGCCGAGCCCCGGAACTGGTGCTTCAAAGCTTCTTGATCTGATTTCATTGGTAGCCACCGGGCGAGAAATGGCCGCACTTACTCCACCAAACGACGAAGATGAATGGAGAAAATTAATAACGGGAGTGATGAGAGACGGGTCTCCAATAACGTGTTGGGATAACATAGCAGCCGATTTAGAAGCTGCGACATTGGCCCGCGCCTTGAGTTCATCGATTTGGAAAGACAGGACATTGGGCAAGCCGGATGCAACTGAATATCCGCAAAGAACCTGTTGGTATGCGACGGGAAATAATCTCACTCTTGCGGGAGATATCCCCAGGCGCGGATTTCTCTCTCAACTCGACGCAAAGATGGCCCGCCCCTGGGAACGAAAGGCCGCCGCATTCAGGCATTCCGACATTAATAAATGGGTCCGAGAAAACAGGGGCAGGTTGCTAGCGGATCTTCTAACAATGGCCGCGTCATGGGTGATGGCCGGAAGACCGAGGGGGCCCGAAAAAATCATAGGCGGCTTCGATGAATGGGTTGAAATTACGGGCGGGATTTTGAATTACGCGGAAGTGCCGGATTTCTTAGGCAATCTCGAAAAGTTGTATGAAGAGGTAGATGTTGGAAATGACGAATGGGCCGATTTCTTGCAGGCATGGAAAGAACTTCACGACAAGAAATTGAAGAGCACGGCGGAAATTCTAGAAGACATGCGAAACCCCTACTGCTCATTGAGCAAATGCATCCCGACAGAAATCTCTAAAAAGATCGAATACAAAGGACCGGGCGATGCCAAGAAGGTCGGAATTATTTTAAGAAAAAAATTAAATGTCAGATACAAAAATAATTTGATGCTGGCCCAAGAAATAGACAAACATAACAAAATCAAGCTCTGGATAGTCAAAGAAGCAAAAGATAATGCGATCGCGACTTAACTACCCGCGAAATGCGGGCAGTGCGCGGATAGATTTTGACCGTACTACCCGCGAAAAAAACGGCGTGCTGATACATATTGCGGGATGTGCGGGTAGTATATCTTCAACCCTTATGCGTATCTATTATAAAATACGCATACATGGGAGGGAGGCGCAGAAACCCCGCAACACCCCGCAAATTGGGATGAAATCGCAAACCGTGGGCCATATTTTGCTTGCGGGTAGTACTACCCGCAAAGAGCATGGGACTCAAAGAGACCTGAATCAAAATCTATATATAGAGCAACACACCCATCTATCTCCCATGAATCCAACAACCAGAAAACTGGTTGCCCAAGGTGGCCAACGAGTATTCACTGTGGCTTTGCCCAAAGAATGGTTGGCAAAGCATGGACTAGGAAAGGGAGATCAAGTGAGGATTACAGAGCAGGGAGATGCCCTACTCATAGAGGTGAGCAAATGAAGATCGAAATTCGCAAGCGATCTGATGACTATCATGCTCAATTGGCCGGTCATCCCGAAATATGGGACTGCGGCAAGACATGGCAGTCAGCGATAGGGAATTTGATTATGACGCATAAAGAGCAGTTTGGAATAGAGATTGAGGTAGAACCATGAAAATCTATAACCAATCCTGGCAGGACATCGATCGCACCCACTGGCCCAAGCAGGGCGAAATCTTTGTCTGCTTGGACCCGCAGAAGTGGCTAGGAGAAGCAACCTGGCAAGTGGCCGAGTTCTGGCAGCAGGACGAATATGGAACGATGGGCTTAGACCATTGTGATATCATTGGCAGGGGGTTGTTCTGGAAGAGGGAAGATGCGATTAGGTTTGCGGAGGCGATCTAAATGGCAAAAATAGGAATCTCAATCTGTCCTTTGATGACCAGGGACCCGGAAAATCCGGTCTTCTGTCGAAAGGATTGTGCGGTGTTTTGCGAACATTCGTGTCCATCAGAAGAACATGACGGCTATTGTGGGATGATGCCAGAATGACAGAAGTGCATCTACATACCATCACCAAACGCAAGCAGCAAGCCGAGCAGAAAGAGAAGGCCATGAGAGAGGCTAGGCGAGAGCAACGAAGAGCACCAAGAGGAGGAGCATGAGTCTAACCACATTCGGAAGAATATTATATAATATTCTTCCGTATTATATTACCAAGAAGCTAATCCTGAAATATACCGGCGATAGTTGCTTCCTGAAATTCAAGCGCAGCACATCAGAATATTCCGGGCGAGTGCATGAAATCGATTTTGGAGAATTCCTTTTTGTTGGAGATAAAGAGGAATTTCTTAAGAAGAAAGCACGATTGGAAAAGGCCCTCAAGGTCACACAAGAGAAATTGGACGAATTGGAGGGCAAGACTTGATCACGATTTACCAAACTTCCACTTGCCCACGCTGCCACGAATTGCGTGCATGGCTTGCGAGAGCAGGAAAGGCGCATATGGTAGCCGATCTCAGTTCACCGAAGATTATTGCGGAACTCAGAACAGAGGAGCAATTCTCGCTTGAGGCTCCTATCCTGAGAAAGCAATCACCTGATCAAGATGATTGGTATCTGGCAGGGCAACTATTCAAGGACGGCAAGCTGGATGAGGGATTGCTCAGGAGAATATGTCAATGATCGAAAAAGTATTGGTGGGAGCACTATCTGGCATGATTATGTTCGGTCTTGCTGTGATCATGTTGGGTGGAGCGGTTGCAATCGGAATGTATGTCGAATCTTTGCATTTGCTATCTCACGGGAATGATACCGCGCTCGGAGTAGCTTGCGGCCTGTTATGGATATCTGTTTTGATGGGCATCGGGGTTGCTGTATTTGATGGGGGCAAGCGATGAAGATTCGTGAAATCGAAGGCTCACGCGATGAGTGCATAGCCTATCTGAAGTGGTACGAAGGCCGCGAAGATCTCATAGCCGAGAAGCCCGCCACGCCCCCCAAAATCAAAGATCTCATGGAATGGGATGCAAACATGCCAGATCAAGCTCCAAAGGGCAAATTTGGGCTTTTTGGCCAACCACAAGAGAAACCTGCCAAATGCTCCTATTGCAATAAAGACATTGCCATCATAACACACTACAAGAGAAACAACAAAGATTTCTGTTGCATGGAGTGCGCCAATTTGTACGACTCCCCGAGAGGGCAATGGATCAAGGAACATGAGGATCTCATAAAAAGCCCAAATTCGCCCCTATCACAGAAGGATGAGACAAGATTACCTTCCGAGGGTAGATCGTCGAATCTGGGCAATTCTACGCAACCTACGGCCATTCTACCAACTCGCTCACCACCCAAAGAGAGGACCGCAAAACTTGAAGCCATATTCAGAGATTACCTGAAGGCAGGCTTCAACGCCAAAGCTATCCAGGAACATCTGATCAAGGAACATGATACCAGCATGAATGGTCACCAGATCGCGGGCTGGATGGGTAGGATGAAGCAGCAAGAAAAGCACGATGCCGACTACAAGCGAGTCTATGATGAACTCATCTCGCCATGTGAGAAAATGCTCGTCAAGGGCCGCCAAATGCCCGAGGATGCCCCCAAGACCGAGCTGGAAGGCAATTGCTCACCTCAGGCGGAAAGTGTCAAGGAAGAGCTTATATGGATTCCTGCTTGCCCCGGTGAAGAGGTGACTACCAAAGGCGGCAAATCTGAGGTTAAGGCGTCACCATTGGTGGAGTGCCTATCTGATTTGACCCAACGACCCTGCAATCTCTCTGAACCAGATTTAACCATCCTGAAAATGCATCAAGCGGGAAACATGGATATCGACATTCGCCAAAAGCTGGAACGTATGGGGCATCCTATGAAGGTTGGCGATATCAGAAAGCGAATAGATCAGATGAAGGTGAAAGGATGATGTTCGTGGAGTATCTTTTTCGCGATGCGTATGATGAAATCGAGAAGGCCGAACGCAAAAGGAAAAAGATAGAGCGAATCGCTCAACGCGCTGAGGCGATGCAAAGATTTCAGAAAGGAGGCCATTTCAAATGAGACTATTTGCAATATTCGTGTTACTATTGATCGCAACCGCCTCCGCCAAAACTCCCATGATCGGTGATCACATCACAGTCTATATGCTGGAAAGCAAATATACCGGCCATGTGGAAAGTTGCGATCTGGGATTTTTGAGCCTGAATTGCACCGATTTTCACGATCTGGACGAGGACAATGCGGCAAGAGATGGCTTATATGCGCCCCACGGCTTTCCGGTTTGTTTGGGAATAGGGCAGATTGTGAGTATTAGGTGGGAGGATGCATGATCGAGCCTACCTGCCGCCTCCTCCATTCCATCGAAAAAGATGGTCAGACACCCGAACTGCGAACTCTCATCTTGCAGAAAGAAATTGCCCAAGCGGGCTATCGTCTGGTTAGAAAGCACAGAACGCCCCAAGATGCTCATCTCTATATGGCCGATATTGGCCTTGAGATCGGCCATGCGATGGTGCAATTAGAGATGTTGGCCCTGGATTTGGGCCTGGTGCCAGAGGACTGCAAAGAACTTGGGTTGAAAACCACTTGGCAAAGATATAAGGAATTTTGGCCGGAGGAATCTAAATGAGCTGGCGAGGTACCACCTACGAGCGACCCGAAGACCAAGCCTCTATTCAATCCGCTGCATTGTGGATCTGGCAATTGGAAATGAGGGCCTATCCACTTCTGGAAGAAACATTTGGTTATGAATTTGGAGGAATTCGCTAATGCCACTTCGAACCGCAGAATCCCGTGCTCTCTTGCATGATATTCAACCATTCATACCAGATGGCCCATTCAGACAATGCGATCTTAGTCTGGATTGCAATCGGCACAAGCTGACTGGCTGCTTGCGGAATATGGTTTATACTGGCTTTCTTGGTGTGGTTGGAAGAGAGAAAACAAGGCATGGAACATATATAAAGATATATAAAAAGACGGGGAATGTTCTCAAGGGGCATCGATGAGCGAAAGGCAAGAAGAAGTATTACAGGCAATTCGCAACTCGCCCAAGGGCATCTTGCAGAAAGATCTCAAGTCAGACGACCTAGACGCTGCGGCGGTATGCCAAATCTGCCATAGCTTGCAGAAGTTTGGGTTGATTCATGGGGGGGAGAGGGAGGGGAGGTCTAGGAGATGGTTGGCAAAGCTTTAAATATGAATGATGCAATCTATATCCTAGATATCACGAACCAAAAAATTTTACCCGGAGGGAGACTGTGGGAAAACTTGGTCAAGCATGGGACAGCGAAATTGAACCCGTGTATAGTGGCCCCTTTGGAAATTTTACCGCATTGGAGCATTATAAAAAGCTAGGAAGCGTAAAGCTCCTAAGTGGCATTCCGGTTGGTATGCGATTTAAGTCGCGATTCCATTGCGGAAGACGCATAACGGTGAACAACGATGGATGGGCGGTTTGTCCTGTCTGTGGTCTCACTTTCAATGATGGAGCCGATGCCGAGCGGCCAGTGGAAGTCGTCAATTATTCAGGAAACGGCCAAAAATCGGCTGATCCGCCCAAGAAGGTTCGCCAATTGCCCCACCGCCACTGGCGGGCAATAGGAGAAACAGGCGGACCTGAAGTTCCGACCCCCTAGCATGATGTCAGTATCGAGGCAGAATGCCAAAATCGAATTTATCTCGTTTTGCGGTTTCGGCCATTTTCATAAACTTTCCCTATCTGCGAAGTGAGGAATGGGATGAACTCAAACGCTTCAATCAATTGCACATCCGAGAAGATCTATCCGTTGCAAATCGATAATACAAGCAATAATAAAGCCAGTGAACCGGACTGGCGGAATAGCATAAAAGATCAGGCGGCTAGAGTCAAAGAGACGGCCTGAGCCATTGGAGATGTAGGACAACGGGACTCTAGCTAGATCATAATGACAGATAATGCAAAACGTAAACATGGGCTGCATGTAACGGAAAGCTAAGCCGCATACGCGGCCCATGCGGATTATCAAGCGGCCTGTCTCGCTGGAGATAACTTCATGCTTGACACCCACGTGAAAGAAGCAGCGATAAACCGTGGCTTGGGCCGCTTACAATTATCATCAATTCCCCCATTGAGCCGAGGTTCCTATCCTCCCTTTCCTCGGCTTTGCTTGTCATGTGATAGCCGTGGAACTATCATCCAAGCATGATCGGCCCGGTTTACACGTTCCCTGGGCCGTCTCTTCTAATTATCGCGATGAAGTGGGTGTACCCATTGATGATTCGCATCACAGTTACGACGGCGGAACCTTACCTAATCTGGAAAGCTTGAATACCTTACCTATTGCCCTGTGAGAGGGGGCGATATTTTCCCCTTCGTTGCCTTCGTTATCCTTCTACAACCTTCGGTGATATTGATTTATGCCAGCCGGATACTCAGCCAAATGCAAGACATGCAATTCCCCGCGCCGCACGGAAATTGAATCGTGGCACACAAAGGATGGCATGGATTTTATGGCCATCTCGTTAAAACTTAAAAGTATGGGCATTATCATATCCGATAGAGCTATAAGTGCTCATTTTAATAATCATTACAATGTGCAAACAGAAGCAAGAGAGCAATATCATCAAAGTCAACAAAACCTAGATGAAGCGGCCAACGTCCGGCTCTCCGACATCCAAATTCTCGATGAACTCATTCAAGATGGCCATATCATTCATTCCGGCCTGCGAAAGCAGATTAAGGAACTGACAAATAAATTCTCGGTACCTCTTCCGGCAGTCACGATGCTCAATGGAGTAGCCGGAGAGATCTGTCGGGCCATCAAGACCAAACAGGAATTGCTAGGAGAAGATGCCGAGAATCGCAAGGCCCAAGCGATGGCGGATTTATCGGACGCTGATATAGATGGCCGCATCACTGAACTTGTCCAACGTGGAAAAGAAAGAGCTAAAGATGCTTCTTGAAATGCGGGAAGCTCGGTATTCCGTCAATGATCCGATTAATTTTGCTGAATATTTCCTAGATTTTCATCCAGATTCTTGGCAGAAGCAAGTTCTTTCGTCGACCGCAAACCAACTTCTCTTGAACTGCTCTCGGCAGTCGGGGAAGTCTACAACTACATCCGTTCTTGCGTTGCATACCGCTTTATATCAGCCAAAATCTCTCATCCTAGTTGTCTCTCCGAGCCTCAGACAATCTCTTGAGTTGTTCAAGAAGTTACAGGGCCATGTCGAAAATGTTTGCCCCCGGCCCGTGCTTTTCGAAGACAATAAGCTCTCATGCGTATTCGATAATGGATCTAGGGTCGTTGCTCTTCCCGGCACAGAGGGCACCATAAGAGGCTTTTCCGCCCCGGCCTTGGTAATCGAGGACGAAGCATCCAGGGTCAAAGATGAGATCTATGCAGCTATTCGTCCCATGCTTGCGATCAGTCATGGCAGGCTTATCCTGATGTCCACTCCCCACGGCAAGAGAGGCCATTTCTTCGAAGCATGGGAGAACGGCGGGCCGAGCTGGGAACGCATAAAAATCACGGCTGATCAGTGTCCAAGAATTACAAAGGATTTCTTAGCAGAAGAGCGCAAAGCTCTCGGAGATTGGCTTTACAGGCAAGAGTATTTCGGTGAGTTCGTGGAAACCGAAGATCAGGTCTTCCACTATGACGAAGTTATGGCAACTATGTCCGATGACGTTAAGCAGATCGATTTTGGAGTGACTAAACCGTGGTAGATGAAATTAAACGATTTGCGATCGGATTGGACATAGGGCAGGCGCAAGATTATACCGCAATCGCCATAATTAAGCAGGTTCAAGCGAAAGAAGATTTTCGCTATGAATTGAACTACTTAGAAAGAGTGCCACTTAATACTCCTTATGCTTCTATCGTTGATTACGTTTCAAAGTTAGCCGAAAGTCCTCAACTACGTGGCCCGAATATCGAGACTCCCGAAATGGTAGTTGATGCCACGGGGTGCGGTCGGCCCGTTGTCGAGATGCTAAGGGCAAAGGACAGAAACGAAGGCGCGTTTCATCTGGTGCCCTGCACAATAACCGGAGGGCAGTCGCTTACATGTTCTTCAGAAGGCTTTTATGGCGTTCCCAAAAAAGATCTAGTAAGCACCCTTCAAATTCTATATCAGGATAAGAAAATAGCGGTCGCCAAGTCGCTCCAACACGGTCAACTCTTGGTCGAAGAATTGCTAAATTTCAAGGTCAAAATCAATACCAAGACGGGCAATGATTCTTTTGAAGCTTGGAGAGAGCGAGATCACGATGATATGGTTCTCGCGGTCGCTTTGGCGGCCTGGTGGCTGGACGGGTACAGGCGATACTAGATGACTGAAGACACCGCTCACTGCCTATTCTGCAATCAGCCAACCGAACTCACTCATGGCAGAACGGAAGACTCTCCCGGCCAATTCATCGGCTGCTGGATTACCAATATAGAGCTGGAAGATGCCTTTGGCCTGAAGGAATCCAGAGAGGGCAAGGGCTGCATGTTCATTTGTCGGACATGTCGCGAGAGAATGCATACGGCGATTGAAAATAACGCTAAGTTGGCCTCACAATGACAGAAGTACTCACAGATCTTGCATGGTTGGAGAAGGGCAAAGAATTTCCTCCAAAATGTGAGGCTGAACGCATTGCTGCATATCATGAGAACCGCGAGCTTCGCGAGAATGAGTTTTCGGAGATCTGGAAGGACTATCAACGCTTGATGCGCGAAGATAGTAAAACAGAATTTAAAATTATATTAGGTTATTTCAAGTTAAGTACCAAAAAAACCTTAGATACATTGCTTGGCAAGCAACCTCTCATCGGCCAATCCGCGCCCAAAGACGCAGATGCAAAAATCATCTCCGACCTAATCGAATATACTGATCTCTATCAAGCAGATTACGAGGTGGCCTATGATCTCGACTCCCTGGGAGATGGCTTTTTCAAGATCTACAGGGACGCAGATGGCAAATCTGTCATCCAAAGCAACGATCCAAGCAATGTTTATGTGGTTGTAGAACCTGGCAACTTGCGCAAGGTTCGCTACTATGTCATTGCAAGCAAATTTGAAAAGAAGATCGGCGAGGAAGAGAAGCACTATCTCAAGGTCGAAATTCATGGCCGCAATGAGCAAAAGAAGCATGTTATAGAGCATCGGGTCTATGAGCTAGGCAGCCTGCTTGGGAAATGCCAGATAGGCGAGCAGGTCCAAGATTTGGGCCAATTTGTAGATGAGATTCCAGCTCTTGCCGCCAATCCATCTGGCATTGAAGAGAATCCTGTTGATGATTTCCTTGTAATACATGTGCCAGGGCCGCGTACCTCGTGCGATGTTTATGGCGAGTCGTCTTATGGGGAAGATCTGAAGTCCCTTTGGCGGGCCATTGTGAGGCGCTATACGGGCATTGATTCTGTACTCACCAAGCATGAAGACCCCAACCTGATTGCGCCAATTGGTTATACTACCAAGGACCCGGTCACCCAAAAGCAAACCTTTGTGGGCGGGGGGCGAGTCTTCCAGTATAGACATGATCCGGGCATGCAAGCGCCGGACATAAAATATTTGGTTTGGGATGGCAATTTGATTCCATCCGAAACCTCAATTGAGCGTCTTCAATCGGATTTCTGGAATGCCGCCGAAGTCCCGGAGTCCTGCTTGGCAGGGAAGGCAGACGGTGGGGTTGCGTCTGGTGTAGCATACCGTTTAATGATGACGCCCCTGATAACAAAAGCAAATCGTCTTGAGATGTCGCTTCGTCCTAGGTTACAAAAGGCCCTTCGTCTTGCATTGCTATTGCAAGGTACTCCGATAGAGGATATAACAGTCAAATTCTCAGATTCTCTCCCTCGCATCCCTCTGGAAGAGGCCCAACGCATCGCCACGCTCGGCCAAATGCCCCAATTCCAGGGCGAGATAGGGGGCGCATGGCTGCTTAGACAATTGGAGATTCCAGAAGATCAAGCAAAGGCGATTATGGAAGATCCGACGAGGAATCAGGGAGGTGGTTTTTGATGGGAAAGAAAAAGAAGCCTAAGGTTCCTTGCTAATTATATTTTTCTAATTATAGGTGTTAATTATGTACGAAGTTCGATTAGCAGATGATATCGCGCGTGTACTAAACGTAGATGCGGAGAAGTTGATCATACGGGCCGATCCGGGACTAACGGAATCATACGTCGTTCTTGAAAAAGACGGCAAAACCGTTTTCTTCGCGCCATTCGATAGTATCATATCGATCAGAACGGTTGAATTGTGCAAAGGAATACAGACCAACTAATTATATTTTTCCAATAATAGTTTTCAATACCGTTTGGCGGCTTTCGCAAAACCGTTGGATGATTTTCTATGGTCGATACACCAGATCCGAGCGCAAGCTCCGAGCAGGCCCCAGCTCAGAACGCGGGGGAATCCCAGGTGGCAGGGACGACAGCGCCAGAAAAGAAGTACACCG